GATACGGCGACCACCGAGATCTACACAGAGTAGATCGTCGGCAGCGTCAGATGTGTATAAGAGACAGGTATTGGAAAAAGCATTGTTCGAAAGATAAATGAATTTCTTGAAACTGGGAGGTTCAAGAAATTCGTTACGAATGAAAAAATCGCCGAAGAATTGGATGCACTCTCACACGAGGAGGAAAACATCCACAAGAGTGATGCTTACAAGAAAGCTGCGGATGCCATCCGCAAACTTGATTTTGAAGTCACGAATGGTACCGAAATTTCAAAAGGACCCCTTAAAGTACCTGGTATCGGCAAAGGCATCGCAAACAAGATCGACGAATATGTCGTGACTGGTCAAATGAAGAAGAACGCATGTAGACGACGTCGTTAAATATTTGTAATAATCACTCATCCTCATCTATCAACATTCTTCGCACTTCATCGTAGACGACACTCAAGAGTGCCACTTTATACGCGAGAAACCCAACAAAGGTCGCCCCATAGTCGAAATCAAACGCAAACGGTGCGCTATTCCACACCGTTTCAAACACAGCGGTTCCAATGGGAGCCAACAACTGTTTTTGAAACGATGACTTTTCGATGTTATCCACGTGATTTTCCAAAAGTGATATGTAAGCCAAAGATGTGGCGACACCGATCGTGGAAGACACACCCTGTTCCGCACCATGTGTGATGAAATACATGGACGTGAGCGCACCCCCATATGCGACGGTCATGCGATTGATGCGCTTTTTGAGCTTATCGTAATCATTTCTTGGTTCAGACGACGCGCGAACGACTGCGTTATGGATGGACCACATTTATTAAATAATTCATGTATTCCTTAAATGAGATAAAGATACCATTCCCATATACATAAATGAGTGAACTTTGTGTCAAGAAATTGGTCGAAGATGCTGTTATTCCAACTCGGGGCTCTACTCATGCTGTTGGATATGATTTATACAGTGTCGAGGATTGCTGTGTTCCACATAACTCGAGACATCTTGTCGGCACGGGGATCTCAATTGTTTTGCCAGTAAATGTATATGGTCGGGTTGCGCCCCGTTCAGGTCTCGCTGTCAAGCACGGTATCCAAGTCGGTGCGGGTGTCATCGATCCAGACTACACTGGCGAGGTCAAGGTCGTGCTCTTCAACCAAGGCGACAAAGATTTTGAAATCAAAAAAGGAGACAGAATCGCACAACTCGTGTTGGAGCGCTGTGAAACACCTTCTGTTAGAGAAGTTCAGTCGATCGAAGAAACACTGAGAGGTTCAGGTGGTTTCGGTTCTACAGGTGCTTAAGAAAAGGGGCCTAAGTGGAGTTAAGATATTTTAAAAATTAACAAACATGCTTGATATTTTAAAAACAACTGTTGGTACTGGTGGTCCGCTCTTGATTGAGTACAATGGCCATATCATGACTGAAAACTGTATCATCATCGCGGAGCGTCACATTGAACGCATGATTGAAAAGATGAAGAGCATCAAGTTTTCAAAGATTGAACAAACTTCAGATCGCTCATTTTCAATTTCTTAACGACGAACCGTGTCTCTATAATACGCATGTATGCATACATAGCCAAGAATTCAATATTGTGTAATGAATTATATAAGTGCCATATGAACATCTTTAACGTGTAATTGTCACGCTTGTTATACGTCTGTTCTCTCGTAGTCGTAGTCGTTCTAGCCATATACTATATAAAAACATAGCTTCTAAATATATTATGCGAACATTCACGTCATTTGACGGCATCACCATCAAAGTAGGTGAGAATGCCAAAGATAACGACACACTCACGGAGTCGAGTTACCCAAAAGAGTGGTGGTTACACGTCGCAGACTTACCCGGTTCACATGTCGTTATATCTTACGAAGGGGATATCATCCCTCGTGAAACTAAACGCGATGCGGCATTACTCGCCGTGAAATACAGTAAAGCTAAAGGTATGTCTATGGTACCAGTGGATTTAGTGCGCGTGGAAGATGTTATATCTGCTAAGAATCATGGGCAAGTCCATTTAACTAAATCTGCGATGATACTGACTGTTTTTCCTAACAAAGAGATATCAAGATTGAATAGATTAAAGGTATGCGTATAAACTTTTTTATGAAGGATGATTTGATTCGAGATATAGAACAATCATTAATAACACATGGTCAGCCAGAAGTACCTGGTATACAAACATGGCCCATATTATTTGATAATACATCCGAACACTGGGAAAACATAAAAGCGTCATTTATAGACGCACTTCATGAGAAGCCTGACTATATAAGAGCTTGGGCGTATATCCAGAGACCGGGTGTAGAAGATGCCAAATATCCTGGGTGGCATACTCATCAAAGAATTAGGAAATATGGGTATTGTAATGAATGTGGTATAATGTATTTGGATAGATTTAAAACTGGTACCATATTTAAAAAAGGTGATAAAGAGATTTGTGGTGATCCTACACCATTTGTATGGCACATGTTTTCGCCAGATGATATACACTCACCACCGATGTGGGATGTAAACTCTGATCTTACGAGATATGCAATTGCCGCAGAGGCTATAAATTATTATATAACTAAGTAGCATGAAAGAAGTGATACTTATAGATGATATGTTACCTGAACACATAGAGATAGATGCACATGATGCAAACGATTGGGGTCTTAAAACAACTAAACTAATAAAAACAGGAGAAACGGTGTACGAATTTCCTATATCTAAATTACCGGAATATGATGTGCGACTTCTTTCTGTATTTGGTGAAAAAATAATAAGACCAGATAAATATTTATCTACTTTTGCTATAAAGCATAGAATTTTTCCATATTGGGATTGTTTTCTTATTAACAGTGATGAACCAAATGCGGTTCATGATTTTAAGTTTAAGATAAAAAACAATAGAATTTATAGTACTCTTATAGCTGTGAAGGATATAAGTCCAGGTTCTGTGATTCTCATAAATAATAAATCGATAATGGACCCAGAACAAGTTTCTTTGTGCAATGAAATGGGTGAATTAACACAGTGTTCATCTTCGGATTTATCTAAATTTTTGACCGAAATATAATTAAAAATTGAAGACGTTTGATGAAAAATGAACCACCAAGATTGGAAACCTGTTGTCATTCGTGGAAAGACCACACCCACGTCTCGCCCACATCGTGAAGTGACGAAAGAACAGAAATTGGAACAGACGGAGATCGGTACACACGATAAGGTGTCTGTATCGATGGCGAAGACGATCCAACAAGGAAGGATTGCTAAAGGTTTTAAAACGCAAAAAGATTTAGCAAACGTGATAGGTGTACCTGCGAATGTGATTAATTCATATGAATCTGGGAAGGCTATCCCTGATAACGCAATTCTTCAAAAATTAAGAAAGGTCCTCGGGGTAAGGCTCACACGTTCTTGATATACAAATCATTGTGAGTGGAAAAACAATCAAAAATACGATCACTATTAATGTTACTATCATCTTATCATGTACTTAGAGTTTAAACACTGAAGTTAAATATGCGAGATGTTTGGTATTTGGTGACAAATCCAGATAAATCTCTGTGTTTGGCTAAAGGTCAAGAAGATATAGAAACAGTGGTTCAGATAGTGCCAAGAATACAGCACCAACAAATATGGCGCTTCGATAAGAAGGCATGGGAATACACCAAACTTATGGCACTCATACATTTTTTGTCTATGTTTGTGTTTTTAAATGACGTAGTACAAGTGATAAGTTTTGTATTATCGGTAGTCGTTGTCTGTACGGACAATAATAAATATACGATGCCTTATTTATGTGTACATTTAGTATTTTCAGTGACTGGAATACCAATGAGTGTCATAAGTAAAAATGTATATGACATGTGCATATCGTGTATGTATATGCTTGGATATTCTGTATTGATGATATTTTACATGAGACTTGAATAATGACCCGCTATGTAATACACGTCCTTGAATCCTAATTCAACTAATTTCTCTGCCGCAACTCTGGCTCTTTGCCCAGAGTTGCAGTAGACGAGCAAACCTTTCTTTGGGAGTTCAGAAACCGTCCTTTTGTTCATCTTGTTTACTGGTAAGTGTACAGCGCGTGGATAGTGACCCAACTTATATTCCACGTACGTACGAACATCGATCACCTTCTTTATTTTTCCTGATTTTATCATCTTCTTAGCTTCACCTGAGGACACAAGGTTCTCCCCTGTGAACGTGTATGCGATTGCGAGACCGCCGAGTGCTATGATGAGTGGTAACATATAATGTATACACGCATAAAGATTTGGTTCTAATGTACGACATGAGTCTTCAAATTAAGAAGTTATATAAGGATGCGATCATCCCAACTAGAACGTCACCTGGTTCGGTGGGTTACGATTTATATAGTATGGAAGAAGTCATAGTTCCACCACTTGAACGTGCGTTCATAAGCACGGGTGTGTGCGCATGTTTACCACCTGGTGTATATGGTCGAATTGCCCCTCGCTCTGGACTGACACTCAAACACGGTATTCAAACTGGTGCAGGTGTTATCGACCCCGATTTTACTGGTGAATTGAAAGTGATCCTGTTTAATCACGGAAGTGAACCGTTCGTCATTAAAAAGGGGAATAGGATTGCTCAAATGATTTTAGAGCGATGTGAAACTCCACTCATAGAAGAAGTAGAAGAACTAAAGCAGACGCAAAGAGGCGAACGTGGATTTGGTTCTTCTGGGCATTAATTTAGTTAGAGAATGCAACACCGGCCATACCGTTCTTGACTCGCAAAACATTGTAGTTTACAGCGTATACTCTGTACAAACCTTCTCTGGCATCGGACTTTGGATTTTGGATAGTCAACTTCGCATTGTCGATTCGAGAGAAATTGAGAGAACCACTTGGCTGGGACCTGTTCATAGTGAGACAGAATGGCCAAGAGAACAATGGGAGCGCATCGAGCGAAGATGGCGCGAGCGACGACGTGTGCATTTCATGAACCACGTTGTGATGGAACGTGTTAGACATGTTTTCGAACAAAGCGAGACCGTTGATGTAAAGCGATGCGGTGTCGAAGCTGTAATCATTCGTCCAAGCACCCGTGGATACGTTGGAGGTCGTCAAGTGAAGGGCCTTGACTGGGTGGTTGAAATAGGTCAAGTCAATGGAGGTGTCAGTCTTGCTGGCTGGCTGGTATTGAACTTGAGTGAACAACAATTCGTGTTCTTGTTCGGTGAAATATTCACGTTCCGCGGTGTCGAGGTATCCGTACATACCGTAGATCTTTGGAACGGCGCCGAGGTTACCGAGGTTGGAACGGCACTTGATGCGCAATTCAACCTCGTGATATTGCAAAGCCACCAATGGAAGCGACTTGGTCCAGTCTTCGCTGAAGAAGAATGGAATCATATAGTAATCACCCGCGGATCCACTGACACCCTTCGCGTTATCGGCAACTTCGGCGGTCGTGACCGCACACGAGGCCTTCGCTTGGTTGTCTCTGTACAACACATTGTGAACACCTTGCACATACAAAGAATCAAACTTACAGATTTCTTGACCCCCAACTTGAAGACTGAATTCGGTGACAGACGTGTCGTCCGTTGACAACAAACCATCGTTGTTGGTAGACACGTTAGAAATGTTTGGGTGTTCGATCCAAATGTAGCTCAAAAGATCGCCCTTGGAGCGAATTGGAACGACGACTTCACTACCACCAGTGAAAGTACCGATGTAATCCATGCGCTCTGGCTTGAGAGCAAAGTTCGTGTGGCGCTTGTAGTTTTGGCGCCAGAAACTGACTTGTGGATCGCCAGTGATGTATGCATCCTGAGCTCCGACTGAGACTAGTTCAACTAGTGCTGCTGACATTTAATAATAAACTATATTAAAATTTTAGGTCGATAACGAAGTATGGTTGTCTTCCAGGCATTGACCTGGGAGTCGAGAGACACAGAGGATGAACACTTGATCAGTATCTTTGGTAAGACGAAGGAAGGCGAGTCCGTCTGTGTCACGACGAGTTTCACTCCATACTTTTTTGTGAAACTCCCTCGTAATGCGACGCCGCAACGTGTGAAGATCATTTATGATAAGATAAACAAGGCATGTCCTGAGTGTCTCACGAGTTTAAACACAATTCAGCGCAAAGATGTTTGGGGATTTCAAAATAATGAAAAGTTTCCGTATCTCCAGCTGTTTTGTAAAAACCTTGCGGCTCGGCGAATGGTGAGCGGAAGACTCCGAAGACCTTTACCCGATGAAACCTTAAAAATGAAAATGTACGAATCTAATTTGGATCCGGTGTTGCGTCTCATGCACAGAACTGGAATTCAATCTACTGGATGGTTAGATACTGGTGATGAATGTGAACCAGATTACGTGGCAAATACTGACATCGATCTCAAATGTAAAAATTGGAGAAATCTTAAACCCGTGGATGATCCGGAGACTGCGCCATTCGTGGTAGCTTCGGTGGATATTGAGTGTAACAGTTCTACAGGTAAATTCCCTGATGCAGACATTGAAGGTGATGCATGTTTCCAAATTGCCATTTCCCTGTGTAAATTTGGGAGTGACGAACCCTATGATAAAACATGTCTCTGTTACAAAAAGACTGATCCTCAACTAGATGGGTCTAACATCGTATCATTCGATACCGAACGTGAAATGCTTGAAGCTTTTCAGCAATATTTACATGAAAAGGATGTAGACATCATTACCGGATGGAACATATTTGGTTTTGATCTTGAATATCTCATGAAAAGAGCTATCATCACGAAATGTAACCTAAAATTTTTTCAATTGAGTAAACTACGAGGTTACAATTGTGAACTCACACTCAAGAAATTATCTTCGAGTGCTTTGGGTGATAACGATTTGAAACTTGTGAGCATGCCTGGTCGGTTCATCTTCGATTTGTTTCACGAGGTGAAGAAAGGGTACAAGCTTGATTCGTACAAATTGGATAACGTGTCTAAACTGTATCTCGGGGACAATAAAATTGATATGCCTGCTAAGGAGATGTTTGCTCGATACAAAGAAGGTGACCCCGTGAAATTGCGGGAAGTTGCGGAGTATTGTATTAAGGATACCCTTCTTCCACACAGACTTTTGTCTAAACTATGTATCTTGATTAACCTCCTGGAAATGGCGAAAGCGACATGGGTACCTCTGTGTTATCTGGTGGAACGGGGACAACAAATCAAGGTATTTAGTCAATTGACAAAGAAGGCAAGAGAAATGGGATTCATGGTTCCAACGATTCAGTACGGACAATTTGGGGATCAGGGGTATGAAGGTGCGACTGTTCTTGAGGCGCAAAAGGGTGCGTACTACAAACCAATTACAGCCCTAGATTTCGAAGGCCTGTATCCTTCAATTATGATGGCACACAATTTGTGTTATTCAAGTCTTGTGATGGATCCAAAGTACGAAAACGTACCAGGTGTTGTATATGAAACGTTTGAGATTCCGGTACCAAGCAATGTCGAAGGGCAACCACCTACAAAACGCGTGTGTAAATTCGCACAAGATGTACCATCGCTCTTACCAAGCATTCTCCTCGAATTGAAACAATTCAGAAAACAAGCGAAGAAGGACATGGCTGCGTCTAAAGGTGCGCTCAAAGCCATGTACAATGGTAAGCAATTAGCCTATAAAGTGAGTATGAACTCGGTGTATGGGTTCACTGGTGCTTCTAAGGGTATGCTTCCGTGTGTAAACATCGCATCGACCGTGACGACAAAGGGGCGAAGCATGATCGATGAAACCAAAGAGTATGTGGAAAAGAACTTTCCGGGTGCGAAAGTGAGGTACGGGGACTCCGTCACCCCAGACACCCCTCTTCTTATTCGTCAAAATGGGGAAGTGAAGACGTGTAGGATTGACTCACTTGTTCATACGTATGAGATAAGAGATGACGGTAAGGAAGTTTCTAAAATTGATGCTGAAGTATGGACCGAGTGTGGATTCACACCTATTAAACAGATCGTAAGGCATAAGACATTAAAAAATATTCATCGGGTGCTAACTCATACTGGATTTGTTGATGTGACCGAAGATCATAGTCTACTTCTCAAAAATAATAACATGATTAAACCAACTGAAATTTCAATTGGCACTGAGCTATTACATGGTAATTCAGTGCAAGCAATACATGAATATAACACGGGTGTATCAATTAACGAGGCTAAGGTAATGGGATTCTTTTTTGGTGATGGTTCATGTGGTGCTTATACAACATCTAACGGAATTAAGAGAACGTGGGCATTAAATAACTCTAATATTGATTATTTGGTCGAAATGCAAAAATTGTGTCCTTTTGATACTACTATATATGATACAATTGGGAGTAGTGGTGTGTATAAGTTATCTGCAACTGGAAATGTGAAGTCTGTAGTGGAGCGTTACAGAAACTTATTTTATAATGCACATAACGAAAAAGTTATCCCACCATGTATTTTAAATTCACCAATTGATGTAGTAAAATCATTCATTGATGGTTACTACATGGCTGACGGGGACAAGGACTTAAATGCTTACACGCGAATGGACTGCAAGGGTAAAGAAGGTGTCATGGGATTATATATACTGGGTCGTCGTTTAGGTTATAATGTTTCATTAAATTCGCGTGAAGATAAAAGGTGTATACTGAGACAGACGTGGACTAAGTCTAAACAAAGGAGAAATCCAATTGCGATTAAGAAGCTTGAAAATTTAGGTGAAACCGATGACTATGTTTATGATCTCACTACAGAATCACACCATTTTCATGTGGGTCCTGGTGAACTTGTGGTTCACAACACAGATTCAGTCATGGTTGAATTTGACGTAGGTGATCGAACTGGCATAGAAGCTGTGGAATACAGTTGGGAAATTGGCGAACGTGCCGCCGAAGAGTGTACCGCACTCTTCAAAAAACCAAATAATTTGGAACTTGAAAAAGTCTATTGGCCCTATTTCTTGTATAGTAAGAAAAGGTATGCTGCTAAACTCTGGACGCAAGGAAAAGACGGAAAGATGAACATGGACTACATAGATGTCAAGGGTCTCCAACTTGTGCGACGCGATAACACGGCACATGTAAGAGAAGTATGTAAAGAGCTCTTGGATGTCGTGCTCGAAAGTAGTGATATCGAACCCCCGAAAGCACTCGCACTCCAGCGAGCCATCGAACTTTTGGAGGGTGATATACCGAATGAGAAGCTCACGCTTTCACAAAGCCTATCCGATTCGTATAAGGTCAAGGGACACAGTGTGTCCATAAATAGCCCTGGAATCAAGGATATAAACCAAGCACACGTCCAAGTGGTTCGAAAAATGCGCGAGAGACAGCCCGGTTCTGAACCACAGTCAGGGGATCGCGTACCTTACATTCTCGTGAAAACTGAAGATCCTAAATCAAAAGCGTTTGAGAAATCTGAAGATCCAAAGTACGTCGCAGAGAATAACGTACCAATCGACTATGAGTACTATTTCATGAACAAGTTCATTAATCCAGTATGTGATTTACTCGAACCACTCTTCGACGATCCAAAGGAAGAGATTTTTGGGGAACTTCTTACTAAGATTAAACCAAAACGAAGACCAAAGAAGAAAGAGACACCACTCGATGAATTGCCATTTAAAAATTAGGCGCTATAATGTATCAAGGAGATGAGGGTGTCTGAAAACTTGGTTAAGGCGTATGAAGAAGATTTGGACAGGGCGACGCATGAGCGTGTGCTAAAGTTTGTCCAGAACGTCTCGACCAATTATAACATTCCTCTTAAACTATTGATGCGTGACATGCCTAACCCACGTGGGTATTGTGTGGGTGTCAAAAAAGGTGGGGAACCGTGTACGCGAAAGGCGAGTCATGATGGATTTTGTCTATCACACGCGAACACATCCAAACTTCACGAACCCGTGAATATAAATACGACTGTCAGACATAATCACGCGTTTCCACCTATGTATAGTCCTACGTGTCCCGCATGTGAATCATCTAGCAATAACCAATTTAGAGATTTGAGAAGTATGATGTAGTATGAGGAAATCAGATATTCTGTTAAATTCCATAGATGCGTTTTACGTGACCCCCGAAAATGGTAAGACGCTCATGCAGATACTCACCAAAACGGGTGGTATTTCCCTCCGTAACCTTGAATGGTTCATAACCAATTATTCTAAAAAGACAAACCTAATGTATAAAACGTTCGACGGCAAAATATTTAGTGTACACTGTGCCTATAAATCTACACTCGATGGCTACAGTAAAAAGTTGTTCGATCCATTTTGTCGTTCGGACAAGATATCCTATAAGGTGCCGGGTACAGCTGATGAAATAAGCACAACCGTGGCTCAACTCAATTTCATCAAATGGTGTATCAAAAATGGTGTCATCGAATACATAAAAGAAAACAAAGATAGCTTATTTGGTAAGTAATTCCTCTTCTCCAGGTGGAGGAACTAATGGGAGCTCTCTCGTGCTCACGTACCCATTCTCAAATATGAGTGTTTGATAACACGTGTAATAGATGTGACACGTAAACTCTTCACTTGTGCCATAGTAAGGATTCATGGTGAATTCTATGAGAGTTCGATTATTTTTTATGTTTGTGAAATCCAAACTTCCCGATGGGTCTACATTTCTTGGATTCATCGAGAAGGTATATGTGTATATATTTCTCGGTGTCGTGTGAAACTTGTGATTGAGTGGTGTGAGATACCTGTAATAGTGTGAATCCACGCGATTTATGAACGGGAGTTCTTGGCCGTTAATGAATAATTTTGCTTCAGTTGCGACATCATCTGATAATGAATCAACTGCTCTTTTGTATTCCGCGAAAGGTGTGAGATTGAATCTATTGTGGTAATAGTGAAACTTTTGATCTGCAGTGCTACTATTGGGTGGAGAAACACTCACGTTACTCGAAACACTTTCGTTTTCAAATAATTTGTTTCTAAAAAAGAAGTGGAGCGTCTTGACTCTGTTTTCTGGTGTGAGTTCAATTTTTAGCCTTTCATCTCCGGGGGTTGTATCAACTTTTGGGTGTGTTTTGAATATGTCCGTGAATATTTCATACTTATTTGACGTGTAATAAAGACGTTCGTCTGGTGTGAGCGTGATCTCTTCGGTGACTATATCAAAATCATCTACCGCGAGTAAGGTTGGATCATCGGTGAAAAATGTCTGTGGTCTGAACTCTATGTCAAATTCAAGCTTTTGTTTGTTTATGGCACACAAAGGAAAATATGGTCTGTTGTGCACGTTTGTTTCGTAATCAGACGATTCATAACTTCTGGAAAAGAAGAATGGAATGGGTACGTACACGAATGTGTCACCCGTTTTTATGAAATTGAACGTTGGACTAAGAACGGTTTCCCTGTAAATGAAACGCCCGTCCGTATATATTCTACTCACGCTTTCAGATTGATCCAGGTACATCTCATCGTATATGAATCCTATGTCATCCCTATATACCTCTAGCACATTCTCGTCTACGCGCATAGTTATCTTCTTAAAGAGGTGTCTACCAACTCGGTCGGCATAATTGTAATTTGACGAACTCAATCCTGGTAATTTGATTTTTATATACATATTACATAATAGGTCTCCCATGTCTTGTGGTCTAAGTGTGACCTTTATGGATTGATTAAATGGCCACCCGTCTACGGCATTCGATGGTTTATTGACCTTAAAATTTCTATGGAATTTCCTAAAGTTTGAATGTCTCTTCTCTTCGTACTTAAAGAGTGATTCGTCACCCAATAGGTATGTGTCCTGTTGTCCTATGGCAGACAGGCAAAGTGCGGCACCGGTATCTGGACCAGATCTATCGCACATACTACTTATTGCTTATATATTTTTAAATCCATTTTCCACATGTCAAGGTGACTCGTCGCATTCAAGTATTCGAGCTCCTTCTTTGTTTTGTCAGTCTCTTCATTGAGTGCTTGTACCGCTTCTTTCGTGTACTGGTACGTCTTGATGTTGAGCAAATAATCGTAGGAATCGTCCACCTTATCAAAGGTTTTTGAAATCTCACTTTCGAGTTCAGCCTTCTTGCGTTTGAACACCACAATCTTTTCATTGATGACCGCGTCCACGAATCGAGACATGTTTTCAAGCTTCTTGGTCTTTTCTTTGAGAACGTGTAACATGTGTTCTTTGCGTTTCTTGTACGTATCCATACGGATTTCCATGAAGTCAACCAAAATCTCTTCTGGGCTCGCGTACTTTTTGATTCCTTTCGTTGGATGGAACAAGTGCATGTTGCTCACATGGAACGACTTTTGAAGCTTAAAATCTTTGATGATGTCTTTGCCAGTATACCCAGTGATTGTAAAGTCCACATCTTCTGTGGTACTGTTATTCACGAAACTCGAGATGACCTTCTTATCGACTAGACCATCGAGGTACTCTTTGTAGTCTTGTGTCCATCGACCAGGTGGAAGCTCCGTAATCTTGATGTTGTTTGCAGTGCTCGTACTCGACCAGAGACCTTCGGTGACCCAAAACCCATCCGTATTCTTAAACACTCTACCCTTGAAGTTGTTGAACCAGGGCTTCATCTCCTTGAGTGGTTGCTTGTAAATAGCTCGTTCTATGTTTTCACATATATCCTTCGGGTTGAATGGAGGAACGTAACAACTGAAACCCGTACCAATACCTTCCGTGCCATTCACTAACACAGTGGGTAAGATTGGAACGTAGTATTCTGGTTCGATGGGCTTACCATCGTCATCCAGGTATTTCAAGACTGCATCGTCTTTTGCGTCGAAGAGCTTTCTCGCATCCTTCGTGAGCTTCGTGAAGATGTACCTCGTTTGGCTCGCATCCTTACCACCCATCAGTCTCGTACCGAATTGACCACACGGCTCGAGAAGATTGATGTTGTTCGAACCAGTAAAATTATGTGCTAATTTTACGATCGTATCTGCGAGAGACACTTCTCCGTGATGGTATGCAGACGTTTCTGCGACGTACGCGGCCAATTGTGCCACCTTCATTTCATTGGTCAAGTTCTTCTTGAAACACGAATACATGACCTTTCTCTGTGAAGGCTTGAGACCATCAGACACGTGTGCGATGGAACGCTTCAAGTCTGCGAGACTGAAATTCACGAGATCCTTGTGTACGAACTCCGTGATGTTGATTCTATCCACATTTCCGTATGCAATCTCCAGATCAGACCCCTGTTTTTCAGTGCTCTCCAGAAGCCACGTCTTACGAGAATCAGCCTTTGTTTTGTCGAATGCGAGAACGATGGAGTCATCTGCCTTCTCGTCCGTGTCAAACTTGACCGTGAGCTTTTCGATGTTTTTGAAATACTCACGGGCTTCGGCAGACGTAGAGGTACCGAGACCCTTGTAGTACTTGATTTTCCACCCAGGTCTCCCGTTTCCGTACCACATTCTAAACATAGAATCCGTGTAGAACGACATGGTTTGTGAACCTTTAGTCGCCTTGATGATGGGTGTGACCATGCTCACCACGAAATTTAGGTCGAGTAAACTCGGCCAAAAGTAGTGAATCATGTTTAGCACGAGGCCCTTGATGTGACTCCCATCTGTATCTGCATCCGTCATAATCATGAGACGACCATAGCGGAGTTCATTGAGTGAGGTATACACCTTACCCTGTTGAAGACCCAAAATCTTCTTGAGGTCACTGAACTCCTTGTTCTCCGTGAGTTGTTTGACGGATGCATCTCTCACATTCTTACACTTCCCGCGAAGTGGAAATACCCCGTAATAGTCACGGCCAACCACAGAAAGACCCGCAACTGCGAGAGATTTCGCAGAATCCCCCTCTGTGATGATGAGCGTACACTTTCCAGATTGTTGCGTACCAGCCTTGTTTGCGTCATCCAATTTTGGGATGCCAGTGATTTTAGACTTTCTCGCACCATCTGTCTTTTGAAGCTCCTTCATCTCCTTGAATTTCGAGAGCGCCATGAGTTCTGTTTGAACACTCGTCTTGAGAATGTCCTTGATGAGCTTCTTTGTGGGCTCGAATTTACTCCCAAATTCCTGTGGTTTGAGGGTACACTCGGACTTGACCTGACTACTGAACGTCGGGTTCACGAGCGTCGCTTTCACGAATACCATGAATGCATTCTTCACCTGTTGGGGTTTGAGCTTGATCTTCTTGGCCATGTCTTCAATTATATTGGATGCGAGTATACCCGCCACGTGATCCACGTGACTCCCACCTTTTGTGGTACAAATACCGTTGACGAAAGACACTTGTTCAAATCCATCTTCAGATGGTGCGACACATACAGACCATCTATCAGACGTAAACAAGCAAACTTCGTCTGATTTTGTATGCATCTTGGCGTATTCGTTGAACGCAGTCTTTGGAAGCGCTTCGCCTTGAAACTTGACTTTACACCCCTGTGTGGTACAGATGTTCGCGTCGTAGACACGTTTCTCAAATATTTTGAATATGTAATCATCCATTCCTTTCATACCAAACCTAGACCAGTCCGGTGTGAACGTGACACAAACACTTGAGGTCGCCCCCGAGTAGCTACGCATCTTTGGCTTTCCACATGTCTTCATGTTATCCATCCACTCTTGTGTGTACGTCGTGTTGTTTTCTGAATCCTTGATTTTGATGGAGAATTTGCTCGAATACACATTCGTGAGCTTTGCACCGTACCCATTTCTACCACCGACAACCCGTTGTTGTGAATCGTCGTAGTTGGTACTCGTGAGAAGATGCCCGAACGTGAGTTCAGGATTCCAAATCTTCTCCTTTTCGTGTTCCTTGACCGCGATGCCTCCGAGAGGCCCATTGTTCTCGACACTGATTTCACCTTTCTCTCGGTCGATGTTGACAGAGATGGACGTTACCTGTTTCGGATAGAGTGAATTGCGATCGATGGCATTGACAAGAATTTCGTCAAAAATCTTGAGAAGCGCGGGTGCGTAGATGACGGTTTTCTTTTCGAATCCATCACCTTCCTTGACCCAATACTGTTCACCAACGCGAGCAACGGGACCAACATACGAGTCGGGTCTCTTCAAGATGTGCTCCACGTGGGTAAGCTTTTGGATGCTTTCACTCATTTTACTTGATTTTTAATAAACGTGGCTCTCACTTAAGCTGTTTTTTAAAAACAAAGGTAGGGGTCTTTGATTAGTACCCAAGTCGGTTCATGTGTTTAGGATTATATATCAAAATGCTCGGTCTCATTTACCAACAATACGTCTACAAGCGTGCTTTAGATGAGTGTATCTATCGTGCGCGAGTATTTGAACTTCCGGCAAGGTCAAAACTAGTACACATCGGTGATTACGCATACAAAGAGTACTTTCATAAGGTTGCCGATGTATTGCCAGATTACAGTAAGGTGGTTCAAGATATCAAACCTGTTCCTCTTAATAAGAAAGAGTTTTCACAAGAAAAAGAATGGATATACTTGATTATGGTAAATGGTTATATAGTTAAGATTGGTGGAACTAGAACCGGATTAGGTAAACGGTGGAATAGTTATGCATGTGGACACTATTGTATCGAGAGGGGTAATCGTGGTAAATGTAGCGAAACTAACGCTAATGTATACAATACACTATGTGCGTTTATACGGCAGCGTGGTTGGAAAGTGGAGTTATACGGGTATCCAGTGAAACCCGTGAAACACAAATTACACATGTTTGGTGAAGAGATGGAGGTCCCTGTACAGACGTATCATGTATACGAGTCTAAAATTCTAGGAGATTTCGAGCGTAAATATGGATCGATGCCTTATCTATCTTTAAATTCGGATCCAAACTATAGACACTGAATGAATTCCCTTTCTTCACTCGTAATGTTTAGCGCGTCGTATGGATCCACATCTCGTATAATAGGTAAATTTTGTAATATTCTTATATTATTGAAATTTCCCCATCTACATATATCGTTTATGAATTTATATATAGGGTGTTCTAATATTTTTGCAAGTTTGTGTGCTTCTTCCTCGCTAGAACATCTTATAAATGCAATTGATTGTGTCATACCACACGAATCTACGAAAACGCCGTATTTGTCTGTCGTAGATATGAAGACTTTGTAACCATCTTGATATTTGTGTGCTCTCGAAGCCCACACAGTTTGTTTGGGTGTGTGAATAAGTTTATATGGATGTGCGTCATCCTTTTCACTCACTATAAGATCACGTTTCGTGTATTTATGTAGGTCGCTACTCGTCTCTACTTTGAATTTTTCCAAATTTGGGTTATCCACCGTCTTTTGTAGTATATCATGTACTATTTTATTATACACAAGTGGTATGTATTTTCTTATTTTTGAAGGCACATAATCTGTGTATTCTTTCTTTTTCCAAACACCCGTTATTCTCATATCCTTGTACGATTTACAGTTTTGTATGGCATACCACGTGAAACTGGAACCAATTTTTTTAAAGTATTTCTTTGCGCCGTGGATGTCCAAATGAAGTATTTGAAGTTCCGTGAGCTTTTTTATTAGTGTATTTCTGTCCGCGTATGACATCCAGTTATCGGGTGTGATAAAAAGTAGGTATCCATTTGGTTTCAGTAATTCAAGAGATTTTTCTATAAAATCTTTGATTAGATTGTGATTTTTTGATGCGCGTTTGCCATCTGGCATCAATTTTGCATACGGTGGATTCGCAACAACGAGGTCATATTTCTTATCCGTATTAAAAGTTAAGAAATCTGTATTTTGTACCTGTAACTTGTATGTACTATCATTAAACACCTTTCTCACGTTTTCTAATCTATCCATGTTAAGATCATTAAACTCTAGTATATTTTCTAATATATGTCGTGTATCAAAATGTTCTTTTAATTTGAAATATATGGGCATATGAAAATTGCCATTTCCGCAACAAGGATCTAATACAGATACGTTTTCTCTTCCCCATAATTCGTCTGGTAATACGTTTATCATTTCGCACACACAGTCGATAGGTGTCGGTACGTCATTTGAAGATGTGTACGTTGACTTATCTAAATTCAAATCTTCGTCGAATAACTTTTTTAAATCATCGAACGAGAGAGAATCTATCATGTGCATTAAATAGTTTACGTTTTTAAACTTGTTAAGTTAAACATACTAATTTACAAATAGTAAATATGGTACCAAATTTAGACTTCACTGTTACACCTGGTCACACACCGTGACATATAGTAATTGATTCCAGATTGGATTGGTTCCACAGAAGGATGAAGCGTGGTTTTGAATTACTCAATGTAGAAAAGAGTTTTTTTAAATCCATGATAGATCCAATTTTTTCTAGCACCTAAGTCAAGAATCCACTGGATTGTAATTACAATATTCCAAAGATGTCATACGAACAGTGCCTCGCCGACGCCATGTGCATGTACAGAGTGGATTCACCAACCGATAGATGCAAGAAACTCGCGAACGCAACTTGGAAAATGAAACAGAAATACACACAACTCAGAAAAGATAGACAGAGTCGGGTGATTCAGGTGATAGAAAAAGCTCCTGAAAAGATTGTAGATAAGAGACACACAGTACACACTTGCCAAGCAGTGACGCTGGCTGGCAAGCCGTGTGGGTTCAAGGCCGCGTGCGGTGGTTTCTGTAAGAAACATCAACCAAAGATAAAATATTAGTTTACTATAAATGTTAGATCAAGAGACTTTACGTCCAGTTGTAATATCAATGGCCTTGTATGTCGCCATCGCTAAGATCGTCCCAGAAGGTGTCAAGAAGCCCACAAACATCGGGTTTATTGATGACATTGTGTCCATGTTGATCGCTCAAAAGGGTGCCATTGCTTCAGGTGCTATTCTCACGGGTCTCATCGTTCTCCTTACCAATTACATCATCGATGAATTGTTGTGAGACATATTCTTTACCAACCAATCGTTTCGTGTGTGAGTGTTCCATGTGTCTCAACCGTTTTTCGTACGCGTCATTCATGAATTCCAAGAGTTGTTCTTTGTTTGGTTTGCCCCACTGCATACCTTTCTTAAACAAGAAGTCATCATTCTGCAACTCTTGAAGTTCACAATCGATTGTATACGGTGTTTTTACATACTCCGGTGCGCCTCCATAATTCGTGATGATCACAGGTTTATCACGCATCGCTGCTTCTACGGCACCCATGCCAACACCTTCAGAACTCGAAAAGCTCACGTAACAGTCTGATAGTCTGTGTATCTTGTCCATTTCTTCATCGGACACTAGACCGTTGATGACTTGTACGTTTGGTAACTTTATTTGAATCGGTTGATTACACGTGGCTTTTACTACGAGTTTAGCGTCTGGTTTGTTGAGACGCACAAACGCTTCTAGGATGTCCCTGAAATTTTTACGTTGATCCGTGATGTTTCCTATGTGGTAAAACGTGTATTTGTCTGAGTGTGGAATGTGTGCCCGAACGACATAGAATTCCGTGTTTGGAAATTGTCTCGAAAACACTTTTTTGCAAAACTCACTCGGTACTGCGATTCGATCAAATAATTCAAAGAGTTTCCCGTAGTCTTCGTGTACCGTTTCGGTTTCACACACGGTCATACAGTGAAGATATTTGACCTTACGTTTTAATTCTAGAATTTTATGTAACCAAAAGTCCGTTGGTAACGCGAATACAAAAGCTCGTTCACACACCGGGATTTCTTCGTGAATCTGAACATATTTCCAATCTGGAAATAGTTCCGTATATTTCTTCGCGTGTTGCCCTATTCCACTTAGTAAGGTTGGTCCAATCACCAGCATTACATTTAAAGATAATATTTCCTTTATGTATATTATAATGGAATCTCTCAGGCAAGAAATTCGCGATGAAATGAAGTCCCTCCGTGTCAACAAGAAGCATGTCTATGACATCTTGTTGCGATTGGTTGATGAATTGGATGGTGCCAAGTCAGCTCCGGCTCCAGTTGCCAAGCCAACGCCAGCTCCAACTCCAACCCCCGAACCAGAACCAGAACCAGTTGTCGAGGCTCCAGTCCCAGTTGTCGAGGCTCCAGTCCCAGTTGAAGAAGCCCCACAGCCAGTCAAGAAGGTCGTCAGACGCACTAGAAAGAAGGTTGAGGGGGAAACGAAGTTGTCTGCTTAGATATGTAATAAACACCTCCTAATATGAGAACTATCAATAAAACTAGATAGCTAAAAGGGTATTTTTTCGTTTCCTTTCTAGCTTTCTCCAATTGTTCCGCGTCGGGTAGTTTCTTCACATTGTGATTGAGATTATCTATCTTTCCCATGAGACGATCGAGCGCGTCTAGAATCTGTAATTCGCGGTTACGTGGTTTTTCTTTTACACTTATAGTTGTAATCTCAAGAAGCATATACCATCTCGCATCTGGTTGAAGCGTGACGTAATCATCATCGTCCTGTTGTTCATATAAAGTAAAGTTCAATTTTTTAATTGAGATTGGATTAAAATAGCTCTTTTCGCGTTTGAAAAATTTGACTTGCTTGTCTCTTAGAACAGTCGCAGAATTTGGTGTAAAGTGGCGCTCAAGTGGACATCTCGCGAATAATTGCCCACGTCTTTCATTTAGAATTTGAGCTACTTTTGGAATTTCTGGACACACTATATCCACATATTTAGCGATGTCCGTTGTTCCATTTAAATTTTCTGGATCGGCTTCACCAACTTGTGTAATATAAAAGTCAACCAACTGAATACCTATGACGCGATTCATGTCCTCTACGTGTATATTGGATTCGAGTTGAAGATCAAATGAAAATGTATTATTTGTTCCATTTACAAAATGCGAGTCAATTATGATATATTGAATCTTCTTCGGTACCTCGTGAAGATCCATCTTGTATTTAAGATAGATAAAAAAAAGAAGGCATTAAACACGTAATGTGGTGGCTTTACCCACGTGCTTTTTGCTACGCTTGTGCGACTACTTGGGTATACAGGTATATCAGGGGAGTGTTCGTTGTCATAGCGCACGCCCCGGAATACATCGAGGATTTTATAGACGAATTCTCGTGGTCAAAACTTGGTGACAAACCAAAGAGATTTTTAAGAACCATACGTAGCGAGAAGAAAAAGCTTGAAGAATATCATCTAAGTAAGAATAAAGAAGAATGAGTTTTTATACAAAATTACTTAACTACCTGTCACCCAGTCAGGAATCTCCTAAGTACATATACGATCAAGGTGAATACGAAGTGGTCATCGCAAAAAACGAAGTCGGGGAAAAGCTAATTCTCCATATTCAAAAACCTTATAAAGGTGTGGTGCGTGTATAATGCAAGATGACTGCTTCTCTCTCACGACCGATGACTACCGACTCGCGTTCTGTCAAGCGACGAGATCGCTTTGCGAGGACGTACAAATCCTCATATGGAAAGGGCTTGTCCATTCCAATGAAACACCGAAGTGTCCAGATGCACCAAAAAAATCGAGACCATTCCATCAACAGTCTGAACATGGGAGAACTAAACTCTCTCCTAAGAAACTTGCGTTTGAGTCAGATTTACGGTGAAGGCCACTCACAAATCTATCAACCTGCCATTGATCTCGTGAAGGAACGCCTTTATCAATTGCGAACCGAAGAAAATGTGGAAAACATTAATGAATATATCTACTGCTGTTCTGAGCTCGAGCGTTACCGAGACATTGAAAATCGTAACATCGAGAAAGAACGTTTTTATAGTAAATTTGAATACTGGACTCTTACCGAAAGGTATGAAGACTATGTATCGGATGATAAACTAGCAGAAGTTCAAGTTCGACTCTACGAAATTAGTGAACGATGCCACGATTTCGAAAAACGTGAACGTGTTTTTAAGGAGAAGATGTTTGGTAAACGTCTCGCGAGTAGAATAGAGTTTTAATAAAATACACTTAAACAGATGAAACGTAAATGATATAGATAACCAAATAAGATGTTCCTCTCTACAGAACTCGTGAAGAATGCGACCTTTTTGGAAAGAATGCATCACATGGACTCGTTGTCGAGTCGTTTCTGTGGCAAAACGTGTGAAGTATGGGGTCTGTCCTCCAAGTACTTTCCAGATAAGTTTGTGCCGGAAAACACGGATGGGTATTTGTGTTTCATTGGCATTTCCCCGGAAAAGCTGAAGAACTCCTATGGTTACGTCCATTTCATTGAATTTGGGCACGAACCGCCACTAGAGACCGATTACGATGATGAGTTCGGAATCCTTGATCACATGTGTGCGATTTACAGTGAAAAGATTTCCCGTGAAGAATATGACTCGGACGAAAACATTGTTTACGTGTACCCAAAAACCATCAATGAGCACGACATCGATTACTGGCTTGAAATCGCTGAACACAACTGGGATGTCAAGGACCGCAATGATCTCAACGACTTCATTGAAGATAACGAACTTGAAGGTCATGTAGATTGGAAGGTACTTTACGACAATTTGCCCAAAATTTACTACCCAAGTGATCGCGTCTATTCGGATTATGAAAGTGAAAGTGAAAGCGAAAGCGAAAGCGAAAGCGAAACCGAAACTGAATCTGAAATTGAGGAAGGTGAAATCGTAACCAATGAAGAATCAGAAAACTATATCGAAACCGAAACCGAAACCGAAACTGACAGTGACGGGGATTCCTCCACGGAGATCGAACCGTCTTCGAAGAGAAGAAAGTATGTCGTCTACTCCGACACCGAATCTGAGATCGAAGAGGCCTAATTGCATCTTTCAGCCGTGTTTATGCAAAGTTGACAAAAATGGATTTTGTGTTAAACATAAACCAGAGGGAGATGCGGTAGAAGCACTAGTTAAACTTAAATCAAGCTTTTAATAAATATTTACAGTATCTTTCATTCAAATTCCCCATAGGCGAATACTCGAAAAATAGGTGGACGAGTGCTCCCGTGAGAACGAGTGCTCGTGTATCTTTCACGAATTTGGTAACACCCGTATATATAAGTAGTGTTAAAATACCTATGAGAATAGCCTCGATGAGAACGAGTGAGAATGGACGCGCAATCATTAAAGTTCACTAAGAAAAAAATACCTAAGTGGTCACTCGGTACATTCTAAAGTACACAACATTAAAAATCATCATGGCTGAAATCGCGTACCTCACCGACCTTGTTAAGTCTCTCATTGACGAAGTGAAAACACTTCGTGTGGAGAACCAACAACTTCACGAAGAAGTCAAATCTATTCGTGAAGAAATCAAACCAAAGAAGCGCGTAGCAAAACCAAAGGAACCCACTGAAAAGTGTGTTTGTAAAACCATCAAGGGGACGCCGTGTAAAAACAGTCGTTTAATTGGAAAGGATGTCTGTGCCAAACACGTAAACGCAAAAGAACCCGTGGTGAGTGCGTCTATGGCACCTCCTCCACAAAAGAAATTGAGGACAAAGAAACCTGTCGTCAAAAAAGTTGTGCCCGTACATAATCACCCAATCGGGCAACCACCTGAAGATGGTGTCATCTGTGAACTATGTGAAACACATGGGGACCTTCTAGATCCAGATATGCCTGACGCAGAATTCGAAGTTGTACCGGAAAATGGTCAATCTCTGGAGGAACGTCTACGTATCATGTTAGAGAGTGAAGGGGAATAAAAAGATAGTATGTAATAAGTAAAAATGAGCGATCCCGTACGTAACATGATGTCCCTATTGGATGAGCATAAAACAGCTCTTCCAGAAAATGTGTATCTCGAGATGTGTAATGAACTCAAAAGAATGTACGCATCTGGGGACACAGTCCGTGATAATTACATATTGAATTTGACAAATGATTATTTAGGTCTCATGGAGCAAAATGAAACGCTCCGGAAGGAAATCACACAAATGAAACGTGATCTCGTTCGAACGAGAATGGCTCGATTCGATGACGTATCCGTCCCCGTGTCTAACTCGAGAACATTCCTGGAGAATTTATTGGGTGCTTCTAATGTAAATCAAACAGAATTGACATATGAGGACATTCCTTTGCCACCCCTTCGTATTAGATTTTAGATGATTAATTGTTTCTCGTGACCAACTTTGAGTGTCGTGTTTACGATCACATCATATCCCGCATCTGTAATGTTTTTACAGAACGCCACATCTTCGGAGCACATATCTCGCACGAGTGTTCCATCTTCTCGTTCTATTTCTTGTAATGGATAAGAAAAATAAGGATACTTTAATTTCTCTAAAACTTCTCTTCGTATCGCCATAAAACCCATCCCATTGTACTCGACTTTCATGTATTTAGGTGCACCTTCAAGGTCTTCAAGACGCAAAAATTTAAATGAGCCATATTTTTTAAAGTAGTCCAAGTCCCAATTCTTCACGGCCGCGTAGTGCTTTAGGTCAGTCATTCTGTACACACCAGAGACTACCGGGTGTTTATCGGTGTCTTCGATGAGTTCTATGATTTGTTCTGGTATGAAAAACATATCACTATCTATGGTGACCCATACGTCATAATTTATGTTTCCGCCAAATGGCTTTTGTTCGGAACCTCTCAATACATCGAGACCGAGTGTTTTCATGCGAGCAAACGGTACGAAACTACTATATTCGTTTACCAATGCTACCTTGTACCCCCTTTTCGTCAGTTCTAAAAGTGTTTTAGACCAGTTCATGAGAAATGACCCGGAGAATGTTCTTCCCGGAAAGGCTACGATCACACTCTTCATTACATGAAACTATATAAAAGTCTTTAATAATATTAAGATGCATCATCTCGTTAAAATGTTCTACTTTGAGATGAAGAGACAACTTGCGCATACGATAATCACAGAGGGCATAGGAAATTTCTTGAAACGAGTGTTTTCGTTCAACAAACATAAAGCTATAGCGCGTGATATTGGTAAGTAATAATGAGAACGAGACGAGTGCGAAAAACACGAAACGACGATCCGGACTACGTGGTTGAAAACGACTCGGATGATGAACTCGAACAATACTACGAAGTTCCACCGAAGCCATATTACGGAAATGGATTCAAGATCACGTTTGATAGCCGTGCTGAGAAACACCGATTCATGCGAACTGTGGGTTCTAAATATTTGAGTAAACTTTAAGTGGTGGCGAGTAGGTTTCCACATTTTGTCTGAACGCCAAGTAAAGTGCGAGGGCAATCACTGCCAATATGATGGCCACGTCCCACACAGGCTTACTCTTTCTTCCCCAGCTCACGGTGAAGAAAACACCGAGAAATACACTGAGTGCTCTCAAAATTATTTCAAGATAAATGTTCATTTAGTATAGACATATATTTTAATTGTATACAAAATGTGAAAATGGTGTGTAATAAAAATAAAGATTGATATAAATGACTTTTGAAGAAGATAAATATATACTAGTGAAGAATCTGTTAAATGAACAATTATGTAAAGTGTCTAGTAATTATGCAATGTTTAAAAAGTTAAATGAATTTTCTACTGATACCCAAGTACCTGGGACTCACTCTGTCTACGCAGATCCTATCATGGAAAGTATATTACTTTTAATGCAGCCAAAGATAGAAGAATATACGAATAAAAGGTTGATGCCTGTGTGCTCGTACTACAGAGTTTATTTAAATGGCTCTATGTTACATGATCACATTGATAGACCTGCGTGTGAAATTTCTGTGAGTATAACACTTGGGTATAACTATGATCTTAAGGAAGATGATTACATATGGCCTTTGCACGTGTATGTAAATGGTGAAAAGAAATATTTTAGGTGTGATGTGGGAGATGCTTTGATTTATAAAGGTAATGAATTAGTACATGGTAGAGATTTATTAAATGTGGGCAAAGATTCGTATCACATTCAGGTATTTTTGCATTACGTTGATTTAGATGGTTCTTATACAGAATACAAGTTTGATAAGCGTGATTCTATAGGTATAAAAAGCCTAAGTCAAACATAAACTTACCAAAAATCACTTCAAAATGCTCTACCACCTTTGCTCTGATATTAACAACGCCATTGACCGAGGTTGTGTGCGGTGCTTCAAGCATCACACCGCGTCTGGTCGTGGTTGGGACAATAAAACTATTATTCGATGCGCCAAGAAAGACAGATTTGACATGTTTAATCACGTTTTGCAGGAAAGAACATTATTTCATGGAACCGGTCATCCCAAAATTCCGTCCGAAGTTTGGAATTACTTCCCATCTACATACGAACTTGCGTGTGTGACTATTGAACACAGAAACCCAAATTGGAACTATCTTGTTGTTGATTCTATGAATGAATGTTCCAATCCGAGGAAGATTGCACTTTTCAAACTTGCTATCAAGTCTGGCACACAAAACTTATGTGATATCATTTACCCTTACCTGAAGCCGAGAACAACTGCGTCTGCCACTCGCAAGGACATGGTTGATTTTATGGAATGTGCCGTGTTTAGTAGACAAATTGGTATGATTATGTGGGTTGAGAGAACCTTTAATATTGATACCCGTACTCCTTGGCCGGCTGCTTGGGGAGACAACGGTAGAAGACTGTTGGAAAAGATATTGTGCAAATCATTTCGGTACTACGACCGATTCAGTATGTATTTGGAAACTTTTAATTATGTATTTAATAATATTCAAGTGAAAGGGGATATTAATGATTGGGATGAGTTTGCATCGATGATTCTTGAGTACACAAACTCTCGTGTACCGGATACTTCCGAATTGTTTAGAAAATTCTGGTTTATTGGTGGTAATGAAAATGTTACACCTGGTTGGAAGACTTACTGCATTAAGTACAACAAAATTGGCGAATTAGCACTCATTCACACGAGATGCCCGGAATGGCCAGTTAGCTTTTTAGATGATTGTGACACTGGACGCCGCGCGAGAGGATGGGGGCGAATGAACCTCGAGAACTGGGCTTTAGATCATGGTTTATCTTCTCAATCTGCCCCGATACAGGAACAAAACACCAACCTCCAAAAGGTGTTGGCTGTCATTGAAGAGTGTGACATTCCAGAGGGGAAGTACTTGGAATTGTGTAACCTTCTCATGGATGTTCATAGAAGAGGTGTTAGAGCTTAGAAAAATGGACATGTATTATATAAATGATTAGAACACAAGTATTTTCCTTCCCAGTTTTTGGGCGCAAAAAAAGGCGTAGACGCCCCATATATCATAGTTCAAGAGACGATGATATATGGGATGTGGACCCAGATGATAAACGACGAGTCAATGAAAATAAAAATTGGCGGAGACACCACCCGGAAGAAGAGGCCTGGGATATAGATAAGGAACGAGATGCGGTCATGTATAAGAGGGAAGCGTTGGAAGCGTGTCTAAGAACAGAATACATTGAAAAGGAACGCAAGGAAGATGAAGAAGACGAACAAGGCTTAGAAAAATAGACTTGTATAATATTATGGAAGTAGCTTTGTACGTTTACAATCGAATGAAACTTCGTGAAAAAATCAAACTGTACTGGTTAAGAAAACAGTTCGACTATGCCTGTGCGAGACTTGAAATCTATACGTCGCGCATGTCTTCGAGTAACACAACTAATAAGTTGATGTTGACCAGAGCATGTAAATGGGAAGATCGTATGTACATGAAAGACCAGGAGATAAACGATTACGCAGATAAGATGAATTTAAAATACACTTGAGTATTATAAAATGACTACTCGATAAAAGAACAAAAAATATCCAGTTGGGTCTATCATAGGCGTGAGCGTCGCTTTGGTATTGTTTTTGTGTATATTATATGTTGCTTATAAAGGTTAATTAATCTCCATATACAAAATTATCCGATCCTCTTCCGAGAGGTTTTCGGCCCAATGAGGGTGTCTCGCGTCTAGAACAATGTGTTTCCCATTTTCTTCTATGGCGTCTCCAGTCTTTGAGTGGTGTAAAATACAGTACCCGAATGGTACATCTATACCTAAATGATACGTAAACTTATAGTTAGGCCCCACATCGTCCGTGTGTATTTTGAGTTTAACACCACCTTTCATGAGTGAGAATCCAGCGACCTTTATACCTTTGATGGATGATAATAGTGCGTGAGTCTTCGGGCACATCTCGCAGTTCCCAGTGACTGGGTGTCCGTCCCACACGAGCGGCCAACTGATCCAGTCTTCCGCCACGTGGTCTTGACCACCCTTGAGCCACCCATGTTTACCGGATGCATACATGGCCACGACCTCTTTTAAGTGTTCCGAACCCACCCATTCTCCTTCTTTTCTGGGTGTTTCAGATATAAATTCTCGGGGAAGTGTGCGAACCTCATCACGAATGGTTTTGTAATGTTCTTTTAACTCTTTTAGGAGCATCTTACATGTGTAGCGTTTTATTTTTTTATCTCGTTATTATAAATGTCACCACCAAAGACCATAAATTCACCATTCATGAAACAGATGAACAAAGAAATCAGTGCGATGAAGAGAGAAATAAACGCGATCATTCGGGCAATCACACCAAAGAAACGTGTGTCAACTAGAAAAAAATCTGCTAAGAAGTAAATGTACTCTTTATTGTGTAAACCTATAGTGCTTCCACCTCCATCACCACAGTCACAAGACGTCATGATGATTGGTGTTAAAACATGTAGAATAGTGGTCGTTCGTCCGACACAAAAAGAAAATGTGTATGAACTCGAAATAGTTGAAGATGTGCCACCATTAACAGTTGACTAAAGAAAACGTGCGATGTGTTCGTAAGTATGGATGATCTCAAAAATGCGATGCAAATCATAGACAGACATGCAGATAAGTTACCTGAAGGGGAGTATCTGGAGTTCTGTAATCTCATGCGCAATTTGTACGAAGATAAACAAGGTAACGTCGATGAAGTGAGAAGTGTATTCACGGGGGTATACATAGAACAAGAAGGGTTTGCGGAAGATGAATCCGACTATTTTCAAAAACAGTTCGAGGAACGCATGTATGACATGGACGTGCGTCTAAAGTCGGTTGAAATGGATACCATACGTGACATGATACGTGAACTCAGACCTTTACAGAGAATCACGAAGAATATAAAACACAATATCATAGAACACTTTTCAAACATAAACGAAATCACATTGCCGGAAAACACAGAGGCGTGTTTCAAGGAATACATAGGTACCGAGAAGGATTTGAACCACATGTGTAAGACATACATGAGCATAGAGAATCAATTTAGATCTATCGTCATATCTGATTTAAACATGAGGTATAGAGAACTACAATTTCAAGTGGATCTCATGACCGAAGAAAGAATGTTATGAAAAAAAAATATTTTTTTTACTTTCTTTTTTTAGAAAAAAGTTTTGAAAATAAAAAAAGTTTTTTGTAATTATATCATCATCGTTGCGATCTGACCCACGACCGCCCTCACGGGTGAAGGTGTACTCATTTTCTGTTTCTTTCGTGAACTCTCGGTTGGGGTTCTCTTCCTCTTTTTACCCGGTTCAACTTTTGTCTTTTTAGCACCCGATTTCGTGACACTCTTAGATGCCGGGCGCTTTACCCCTTCCATAGTGTTTCGCCTCGTTTGTTCGAGTTTTTTCTTTTGTGCACTCGTTCGTTTTGCCACATCTGTTTTGGACGCGTAGATTTCGTTTGCGGGTACACCCTTTACACCTCTACACGAAGCTATTATGTATATGGCTTCTTTGTTTGGTTCTTCGGCGAGAAATGTGGATACGTTCTTTTTAGGAGGGGTGTATACTTTGTCTACATCCATCATGTTTACATTCTTATCTTTGTGATACTGTTTATCCAACCCATTTTTCAATCTAAATTCTGGTAATTCGTATATACCCGTCCAATAATATGGATCATGGAATTGCAACAGAGTATCTGGGTACTGTTTGTTTTCTTCAACAACCGTAAACTTTTTGGGTAAGTTAGATAGAAGTGTGTTGAGTCCCTGTCTCGTCGCAAGCTTCTTAGCGAGTGCTTCGGCGCCCTGGTATGTTAACTGATCACCTAATTCCACGGGTAAAATGAGCATTTTGTTTTTTGGAACACTCTTTGTTCTATGTTTACCTGGTGAATAGTCCTTTCCGTGTGCTAACACGAAATACACTGGTATTTCACCTCTTATGGCCTTCTTTATGAGGGACATTCTTACGATATACACACAAATTATTTACACAGGCCAACTAGGCATGTCTTCAATTCTTTTATCAATTGGTTTCATTCTATAAATCACACTTAAACCAAATCCGGATAATACAGATAAGAGTATCTTCTTCATTTAAATGTAGTCCCCAAAAAAATGTGGTATACTTGTAAGATGTCTTCTGGTGAAGAACTGAGTATGAAATTCTGTGAGGAAAATCCTATAGATGAGAGGTGTTCTTGCTACAACGTCATGTATGCAGACTGTGAAAAGACGCCAGACATACCAGGGTGTAGGGAATCTAATGGATGGAAGAACAGTATCTTAGAATTTGTTCCAAAAAATACTGTATTCGATTCCCAGCGAGAACTTGCTTCGCGTGAATTGGATCTAAGGGGTCATTGTGTAACTAACGTGTGTTCAGCTGACAAGTACATACCACCTGATTACAAAGATTTGCAAAATATGGGGTTGTGTACTTTTCAATTAGATATATGCGCTTCCGATGTTCGAGTAGGTGAAACAATAGAATCAAAATATTTTAGGGACTGTTCTGTGAACGAAACCCCTTTCATAGATTTGGACTCCGTACATGGATTAGAACCGACCGTGATGTATGGTGGAGATATAAGAACCGCTGAAAATGCAGCCTATGTCGCAGCAAAGAACAAAATTCTCCAATTGAAACTCCGGCGAGAACAGAGAGCTGAAGAAGAAGAGTACCGCGCTAAGAAAGAACTCGAAGAAGAAGAGAAAATCTATATTCAAGATGATAAATACGAAGAGGAAACAAAGAGTAACAGAATTAAGCTAGTCGCCACACTTGTGGTTGTGACTTTGATCATTCTCATCGTGATTTTAAATCTTAGATAGTTGTAACATGTCTGAGATAGTGGACGAGGCTTTTTGCGCCCAGGAAGAAAACAAGACGGACGAGAGGTGTTCTTGTTATAACACCATTTACAGAGACTGTGAAAAGGAACGAGACATACCTGGATGTAAAAAAGCCATGAAATATGTCGAAGACACGTTAGCGAATGTTCCAGAAACTGTGGGTCCACACAAAGCTGTCGCGCGACTTGAACTTATGCAGCGTCTCTATTGCCCCGCAAAAGTGTGTGTAGGTGTAGACAAGTACAAACCTCCTATCATGGATGACCTTCGTAAGACCTCTCCATGTGGGTTTAAGTTAAATATATGTTTACAGAACACAGAAATAAATACAGCCTTAGACACTGAAGTGTTTTCAGAATGTAAAATTAATGAAAACTTTATAGGTACCGACCCATGGGAGCTCGACTTCTATGATGAAGAAAAGGATGAGATTGAAGAAATTCAGTCAAAGAAAGACGAGAGAATTGAACTTCGTAAAAAAGAACTGGAAGAAAAGCAAAAACTGCGAGACGAAGAAACCAAAAAATTTAATACTATGTTAGCTGTATTTGGAGTCACATTTTTAATAATAGTGTTGATTATAGTGTTACTCAAGTAATTAAATAAATTCTCATTTAATATAAATGGCATCATCTGGTTATGTAGTGCTTTTTATATTGATGGTAATCTGTGTGGCATTCATAGTTATTTCCATAAAGGTTGCTAATAAATTTATATCAAATATGGAAGCATCCAGACTTACTATAGAAAGTGATGTAAGTAATGTGGAAAAGGAAAAGGTAGATCCTTTATCTGTCGTGTTGCCATCAGGCCTTAAAGCGTGTGAAGTAACTGGTGATTGGAAAAAGACGGGGGAATGCTTATCGAGTGGGATGGTTGAACACACGCGGACCGTAAAGGATAACACAGATAATGGTACTGGCTGCCCGGAAGAAATTTATAAGAAAATGGTAAAGTGTTGTTACGAGAAAGGTAATTGGATGGATAAAACTTTCTGTTTGAATGGTGAAAAGCAACAGAGGCAGACTGCTGTTAACTGCCCCCCAAGTAAATCTATACGAAGAGTGCCATGTACCAAGACCACTTCATGTAATTCAGATGGTAAAAAGATAGAAACTACAAATGATTTAGATGGTAATGAGATCGTAAACAATGTAAACTGTTGCTACATAGGTGAATGGGAAAACGTGGGGTCGTGTGGTCTTCGTGGAGAATTACCCCAAAAAAGGCGTGTCGTAAACTGCAATCCATATATACCTAGTACACGAACTGAAAGATGTTGCGCTACCACCCCGTGGGAGAATGAAGGTATATGTAGTAAGGATGGTAAAATTAAACAGACACGAAAAGTTTACAATTGCCCTAATGAACCGAAAGAGAGGACTGTAGATTGTGAAAATAAACCATGTAAAGTTTACTTATACGAAAATAAAAATCAATCGGGTAAGAGTGGATTGTTCACAGAAGACAGTCCAACTCTAAATAAGCTATTTGGTACTTTTAAAAATGAAACGGCGAGTTCGTATAAAATAGAAGGTACAAATTGTAAGGTTATTGGTTATACAGAGGAGAACTACGGAGGTGTATCGGCGCCAATATGGGATGGTCCAATTCCAGATGGAGTTGTTATGGATGATATACCGGTGCAATACGAAGATAAGGCTTCTTCAATATCAATCGAAAATAAATAAAAAACATAACTAAATATAAATGATAGTTGTGGTACTCATTTTAGTCATACTTATACTATCAGTTATATTAGCTTTTCAGTTTGGTAGGAAGAGTGTACCCACACCAGTGTCGGCGGCTAAAATCCCCAATGAAGCGAAACAAGGAGCGCTACCACCAGTCACCGAAAAGGCACAAAGTATAGAGACGGTACCACCAGAAGACAAAGGTACGTGTGAAACGACAGGAGATTGGGCGATGTCAGGAGAGTGTGAAGCTACGGGTACAGCCATATTTACACAGACGTATAAGGAGTCTAAACCAGGTGCGTGCCCCTCAACTGAAAAGGCTCGAGTCAAACCGTGCTGTTATCAAAAGGGGGATTGGAAAGATACTACCCCGTGTAAAACAAATGGTCGAAAAGTGCAGACCCAAACGACCGTGAACTGCGCCGAGAACTTTAAAACGCGCGAAGTGGATTGTGAATACGTGGGTCCATGGACTAAAATAGGATCGTGTAGCTCGGATGGTAAACAGTACTACACACGCGCCACCGTGAATAGCAGCGAATCAAAGTCTAAATCGGACGACTGTTGTTACATATCTGCGTGGGGTGGATGGACTGGATGGTCCAATTGTGATGGTTCAAAAAAGACTCGAAGCAGAACACGCTTTGTCGTAAATTGCCCATCGGGTACACCCACGAGTGAAACAGATACGCAGTCGTGTAGTATACCAATATCTAGTTACTTTACCGCAACGTGTGCGGATTTGGGTGGTGGTTCAGATGTGATTTCTGCGTCTAGTTTGGATGACTGTATGAGAAAGTGTAAGAACAACACACATGGTCAAGGATACACATGTTATGGCTTGATACACGGACCAGGTTTCTGTCGCGTGTATAACAATAAGGGCTTGGACCACAGTACCAACATATGCAACGATGGTTTGAAAACATATACATTAAATTAAAATATAACTAAATATAAATGATAAAAGTGTTGATCATTTTGATCGTATTGGTTTTATTAGGTATATTTGCTTATTTGGCGGTGTCAAATAAGAAGGGGGTGTCTACTTCCACACCTACAGTGGTACCAGGCCCATCGAGTGAGTCTCAAGAAAATGGTAAGGAAGAGGTAACTCCTGAAATTACTGAAAAAGCCCGAGATATCCAGACTGTGCCACCTGAACCAGAACCTGAACCAGAACCTGAACCAGAAGATCCGGGTACGTGTGAACTCACGGGAGATTGGGCCATGTCTGATAAATGTAATGCCGATGGAACGGCTATATTCACACAGACGTATAAGGAGTCTAAACCGGGTGCATGTCCGGCAAATGAAAAAGCGCGGGTCAAACCATGTTGTTACCAAAAAGGGGATTGGAAAGATATTTCACAGTGTCAGGCTACTGGCAAGAAAACACAGGAACAAACCACTGTGAACTGCGCCGAAAACATGAAAACACGCGAAGTTGATTGTGAATACGTAGGTCCTTGGCAACAGGTAGGGGGGTGTAACGCGGATGGTAAACAATACTACAACCGAACTGCACTCAATAGTGCCGCAGGAACGACTAAAACCGAAAACTGCTGTTACATATCACCTTGGGGTGGTTGGGGTGGTTGGGGAGGATGTAATGGTTCTCAGAGATACAGAACTCGAAACAGAACGGTCGTGAACTGTCCACCCGGTACGGCTACGTCTGAGACTGGATCAGAAAACTGCAATCATTGCGCCGGATATTGGTCAGATTCTAAGTGTATAACTAGACATTGTATTGGAATGGGGTGTCAAATTAAAAAATGTAAAGAACACACGACTCCGGTTTATATCCGAACAAAAAATGCCTCTAATGGTGGTGACAATTCGTGTCCATCTAATGGTACACGAGGCACAACTTCATCAACTGGTCAAGAAAATTGCAGAAATTTCAGTTCTCCGGAATGTTAAAAAATGTATACATATATAAATGATAAAAGTGTTGATCATTTTGATCGTATTGGTTTTATCAGGTATATTTGCTTATTTGGCGGTGTCAAATAAGAAGGGGGTGTCTACTTCCACACCTACAGTGGTACCAGGCCCATCGAGTGATCCTCAGGAAATTGAGGAAGAAGAGTTAACTTCAGAAATTACTGAAAAGGCACAAGACATCCAGACCGAGCCACCAGAACCAGAACCAGAACCAGAAGATCCTGGAACATGTGAACTCACGGGTGATTGGGCCATGTCTGGTGCGTGTCAGGCGGACGGTACAGCCATATTTACACAAACATATAAAGAGTCTAAACCGGGTGCATGCCAAGCAAACGAAAAAGCGCGGGTTAAGCCGTGTTGTTACCAGAAAGGTGATTGGACTGATACCACTGGGTGTAACGAGAGGGGTAGAAAAACGCAGAAACAAACCACTGTGAATTGCGCCGAAAACTTTAAAACGCGTGAAGTCGATTGTCCGTATTTGAGTCCATGGAGAAAAACCGGTGGGTGCAATTCAGCTGGACAGCAGTATTATATGAGAGATGTGGTTAACAGTGGTGAAAATAGACAAAAAAGTGAAAGATGTTGTTATACTAGCGCATGGAGTGGATGGACACCAATTGGTAATTGTAACGGTTCTACGCGTCCTCACCAAAGAACGCGTGCTGTGATAGAATGTCCGGGTGGAACTGCTACTTCGGAAACTAGGGATTTCCCATGTAATCACTGTGAAGGAACTTGGGGTGACTGGGGTGGATGGGGTGGTTGGACCGGAACAACGGGGTGTGGAGGTTCTCAAACAAGGTATAGAAACAGGCATTATAAAATAACTAGGAATGAGACCAATGGTGGAAACCCGTGTCCATACCCAAATAATAAAGCAGATACACAATCACAAAGTAAATATAATGGAAGTTGTTTCAATGCCTGTTTCCCAGCTGACACTAAAATAAAACTTGAAAATGGAACCATTGTAAACATGAAAGATATAATGTTAGGTGATGTACTAGAAGGTGGAATTACGGTGAACGTCACTCTGCAAATAAGAAATAAAGACAGAACTCCTTATTATAAAATATTTAGTGATGAATTTAAGGATTACATTTACGTGACTGGATCACATCACATAAAAGAAGGTGAAAAGTTTGTTAGGGTAGAAAATTGTTCTAACGCAGAAATCACAGACATAGTGGATGATGTGTGGTTTTGTTTAATCACCAGTAATCACAATATACCAATAGGTGGACATACTTTCTGGGACTGGGCCGATTGGTGTGATGCGTGCAATAAAAATACAATACCAGACGAATTCTTCGAGCGTACAGATAGACACAATGTACTATAATTTTAGTGTTTTTATATACTAGATGAATGTACACTTGATTTTAATTATAATCATTTCTTTTGTGTTATATTTAATTTTTAAAGGAAGGCATAAAATTTATTACTCTGAAATAAATGTAAATGATGTAGAAGAAATAAATTTTATGGAGGAAACGACATACGATAATATAAATGATTCTCCTAGTATTGATTTTTTATATAAAATAGTAGAAAGGTGTCCCGATTTAACTATGGTAGCCAGAAACAATAAAGGTGAAATATTAGGTGTAATATACAGTGGTTTAATTAATGGTACAAAGGTAACAGAAAATAAGATTAACCGTGGTCATGTCGATGACGGGGATACCTTATTCGTGTATTCTTTGTGTGTAAAAAATGAACTAAGGGGTAAAGGGATTGGAAGACGAATTGCTGATCATTATTATAACGAATGGATTCCAAAGCATTCTAAAAGAGAAATAAAATGTATTTCTGTATCTGTGAGAGATAAACATGTGCAGTGGATGAAGGAACTGGGATTTAATATGGTTGGTCCATCTGAAATAAAATATGGAAATGAACCATGGATAGACTTAGTTAAGTGCGTTGATAAAGCTAATTTTTAAGTAGTAAATATTATTAATGACCACAGTGTCTGAACTTGTTTCGTTGGCTAGTAATAAGTCATGTGACGATGTACCATACATGATTTCATCGAGTGGTGTCGAATGGAAATTACGTGATGTATACACACAATCTTTAAAAGTTGCAAAGTCTCTCATATATCTGTCTCTTATACACATCTGACGCTGCCGACGATCTACTCTGTGTAGATCTCGGTGGTCGCCGTATC